TGAAGATATAAAAAACGAAGCAATTGCTTTACTAAATGAAAAAATGCATAAGTTTACAAGTACTAACGGTAAGGCATATAGTTATTTTACTCGTATTACTATCAATCATTTTATTCAAAAGAATAAAGATGCATATACAAAACTTAAACAATATGAACAGCCAGAAGCTATTGACGAAAATCGTAATGTTATCGGCGAGGTAGTATATTCAGACTATCAAGAGTCATTACGAGATTTTACAGACCAGTTTGTAGAACATTATGATAAGAATCTAAATCGTATTTTTAATAATAAAAAAGATATCGTTGTAGCTGATAGTGTAATAGAATTGTTTCGTATACGTGAGAATATTGAAATTTTTAATAAAAAGGCTTTATATATTTTAATACGTGAACGTACCGGTTTAGAAACTCAAAACATTACTAAGGTAATAAATGTAATCAAACGAGATTTTATGACTAAGTTTCAACATTACCAAAAGACGGGAGTTTTTCAAGCATTTTAAAACTTTATATTTATATTAAAAGAATATGAGTACAGAGTTTGAATTATTCAAAGGCAAATCTTTTTCAGATTTAATGTCTGACATATACCACAATTCTAAAAAGAAAGAACGTCAGATAAATGCATTGATACAAGAATTACAGCCGCTAATTAAAAATATAAGCGATGCAACTGTAATCGTACCTTTAATAAAAGAGTACTTAGAAGTAAGTGTTAAGAACGATGAGCATTTAGTAAAATTAGCAGCTATCGTTCAACGTTTAGTATCGGCTGGTAATAGAACAAATGAAGACGGTTCTACAAACGAATTCGGTTTGTCAGAAGAAGAAAAAGCAGCTTTATTAAAAGAAGCAGAAGCTACTTTAAAGGATATACAAAAGGAGCAGGATGCTACAGTTAGCAGAAGTTAAAGATACAAAAATTGCATTCAAGCCATTTACGGACGAATTTGAAAATGAGTGGCCTTTAGGTACTATACGTATCCAAGTTACAGCTGGTTCGAAAGACAGAGCAGTTTTCGAATATGCAGCTCCATTTTCTTTTTGTAGACGTATTCCATTAATAGGTGAACAGATTTTAGTATTTAAAGCTCCTAGCTTCTTTTCGTTGGGCGGTTTAGCTAACGATTCTATTTTTTATTATATAGACCCAATCGCGATACAAGGTAGTGTTAATTATAATATACTACCAGACAATAACGTATCTTATATACAACCAAGTGCAAACTACACTAAGGCTGTAGCTCCAACAGTAACAACTAATACTATATTTAAACCTGGAGCTAATTTCAAAGAACAAAATATTAAACAATTACAGCCATACGAAGGCGAAACGTTAATCGAAGGACGTTTTGGTAATAGTATACGAATTGGTACTACATATACTAATTATGGTACAAATTATCAAGTAAATCCTACGTATAAAACAACTCAAGACGGGTCGCCTATTTTGGTACTACGTAACGGAGCAAGTACGGCAGGAGCCGGAAAAACGTATGTAGTTGAAGATATTGAAAAGGATAAAAGTTCTATTTATTTAACAAGCAATCAAACGTTAAATTCTTTTAAAGGAGCGCAACGTAAAATAGGTATTGGTGTTAAATTATTATCACAATTCAAAGACCCGCAAATTGCATTCGCATCTGACAGAATAGTATTAAACGCAAAACGCGATAACATTATATTAGTATCTAAAACTGATGTAATAGTTGCAACGCCTAAATGGCAAATGCAATTAGACAAGTTATTTACATTAATGGAAACGTTTATAAACGAAGTTAATAAAGTATTATCTGGCCAACAACCTTTACCGACAGGTGTAGGTCCTACTGGCCCAGCTCCGAACGTAGCACAATTACAAAAAGTATTAAGTGAGTTAAAGACGATGAAACAATAATGCCTGCAAATTGGTCTACATTACAAACACAATTAACATCGTATTTCGATAATAATCAAGTATCGAAAACAGAACGCGATTCGGCACGAATTATCGCGAATAGCTATTACACATCGGTTTTATCAGCTAATATAGTTACTATACCAGGTTCAGTTTTAGTAGCACCGGCAGCTCCAAGTTTAATAGCTAACGGATTTGAAAATACATTTCGAATAATAAAAACTAAAGGTAGCATGCCTACGGCTGCAGATTATTCACCCGCAGCTGCTGGTATTGTACAATTCTGGTTAGCTAGTAGATGGGCGCCATTACCACCGCCGCCAGGTTATGTAGGTCCGATAACCGGAAATCAAACAATATCGGGTGGTAGTCCTGCACCATTAAACTATGATATATGGAATGCATTTAATAATAATATACCTGGTAAAGTTGGCGCGGTAATTGCTACTAAATTAGTTGCAGCGTTCGTTGCACATTTAACATTAGTTCAAGGAATTTACGTAGGTTTGATACCAAGTCCAACCGGACCAATACCTGGACCACCATTTCCATGGCTAGGAGTAGCCTAATTTTAAATTACAAATAATTATATTAAAGAATCGATATGGACACTACAAAATTTTTAACATTAATAAAAAAAGCGGTACGCGAAGTAGTTAGAGAAGAAGTAAAACTAGCGTTACGCGAAGAAATGGTAATATTGCGTGAAAGTTTACGTAATGCACCTCAGGCTCCGATTGTAGAACGTAAAGAAACTAAAACAACATTTACGCAACCTACAATGCAAAAGAAAGCTCCAGTACAAAAGAAAACATTTGTTAAGAATCCATTACTTAACGATTTGTTAAATGAATCTACACCATTTGGTAGAGATTCATATACAGAAACTCCGTTTTCATTTACAAGTAATGATATAATGAGTTTTGGTACGGAACATATGATGCCAAATCAACAAGCTGCGTTAGTAGATATCGAAGGAAATGCAGTACCAGTAACAAACGAAGCAACCGAAGCAGTTGTTAATGCAATTACAAGAGATTATAGTTCATTAATGAAAGCTATTGATAAGAAAAAAGGTAAATAACAATTGGCACGTCCAGAATACAAATATAATCCTATAGACTTAATACCAGATAAAGCAGTTGGTATTAAATTGCCTTTTCAAGGCAAGAGAGGTTTATTTGACCTTTCATATACAACTGAAGAACAAGCTATATCAAACTTAAAAAATCTAGTATTAACAAGAAAAGGTGAACGATTAATGCATCCTAATTTTGGAACATCGATTTACGATGTATTATTCGAAAATATGTCGGAGGATTTTTTTATCGACGTAGAAGATAGTTTACGCGCAGATATAGAATTTTGGATGCCATACTTAATAATAGATGCTATCGAAGCTTCGCCGTTACAATTTGGCGATGCTGCTGATTTTGAAAACGGTTTTAAAGTATTAATAAGAGTTCGAGTAACAGAGAATGGCGCTAACCGTACTATTATAATAGCATTTGGTAATAGTCAAGCAACAATTTTAGAATAAGGATAAGTAATGTCAGATATAATTAAAAAGGATGTAAAGTATATTAATAAGGATTTTGGCCAATTTCGTCAGAACTTAATTAATTTTGCTAAAAATTACTTTCCGAACACATATAACGACTTTAACGAAACATCACCAGGAATGATGTTTATAGAAATGGCGTCATATGTTGGTGACGTATTATCATTTTATACGGATACGCAGTTTAAAGAAAGTTTACTAACATTAGTTGAAGAACCTGCTAATTTATATAATTTAGCACAGGCAATTGGTTATAAACCTAAATTACGTACTGCTGCTACAGTTGATTTAGATTTTTTCCAATTGGTACCATCTATAGGTTCTGGACAAAATACTACACCAGATTTTAAATATTGTTTAACCGTACCAGCTAATACAGTTGTAACTACAACAGATAATATATCATTCAGAACTTTAGATGCTGTAGATTTTGGATTTAGTAGTAGTTTTAATCCAAGTGACATTACCGTATATCAAATTGACGGTGCAGGACAAATTACATATTACTTAATTAAAAAGAAAGTACAAGCGATAGCTGGTGAAATTAAAACAGCTACTTATACTTTTGGAGAACCAAAACCATACGATAAAATTGTTATAGATGATACCGACCCGGTATTAGAAATTATAGATGTAACTGATAATGACGGTAACATTTGGTACGAGGTTCCATATTTAGCACAAGATATAGTACCAGTATCTATACCAAATACAACATTTTATGACCCAGACTTAGCGTCTAACAAAGGTTCGGCTCCATATATATTAAAGTATACAAAGACAGAAAAACGATTCGTTACACGTTTACGAGCAGATAATAAAGTAGAATTGCAATTTGGAGCCGGTGTTAGTTCCGATGCAGATGAAGAAATTATTCCAGATCCAACCAGCGTAGGTTCGGGGTTATCTTACTTAGAACGAACAGCTGACTTAAGTATTGACCCAAGTAATTTCTTATATACTAAAACTTATGGACAAGCTCCTAGCGGCGTAACATTAACAGTGAGATATACAGTAGGTGGCGGTATTCCGTCAAATGTATCTTCTAATACAGTTACTGTTATAAATGACCCTACAGTTGCAACTTTAGATACATTTGGCTTAAATAGTAGTACGGTATCATTTGTTAAAAGTTCGTTAGCTGTTAATAATCCAATAGCAGCTTCGGGTGGTACTGAATTAAAAGAAATTGAAGGACTACGTTTAGATGCGATTGCAAATTTTGCAGCTCAGAATAGAGCTGTAACAAAAGAAGATTATATAGTACGTTGTTTTAACATGCCTGGTAAATTCGGAGCAGTTGCTAAAGCATATATTATACAAGATGACCAAATGGTAACCGGTACAGAAAATAAAATTGCCAATCCATTTGCATTAAACTTGTATACATTAGGATATGATGGCAATAAAAATTTCGCTCCGTTATCTTCAACGGTTAAAGAAAATTTAAAATCATATCTAGCACAATACCGTATGTTAACAGATGCTATCAATATAAAAGATGCGTTTATTATTAACATAGGTATTAACTTTGAAATCATAACAAGACCTAACTACAATTCAAATGAGGTAATTTTACGTTGTATCGATTACATAAAAAATAAATTAAGTAATGATAAAATGCAAATTAACGAACCGATTATATTAAGTTCGATAACAGCTGAATTAGATAGAGTAGAAGGTGTACAGTCGGTATTAAGTTTTGAAATAGTAAATTTATATGATACGGCTGCTGGATATTCTGGTAACTATTACGATGTTGCAGGCGCAACTAAGAATAGAATTCTATATCCGTCATTAGACCCTTGTATATTTGAAATCAAATATCCAAATAAAGATATTAAAGGTAGAGTTGTAAAAATTTAAGGAACATAAATGCAGTATAATATATTTGCCCAAAGAGATGCTTCATTATACGAGATATATCCAACTCGTAATACTGGCCGTGATTCGATTTTAGAATTAACTAAAATTGCATGTGGCTCATTGTATGAAGGTAATTCTTATGGTGTTAACTATAACTCTAGAATTTTAATACAGTTTAATATTAATGAATTAACTAATGTCGGTATTTCTCAAAATGCAAAATATTATTTAAACTTACGTTGTGCTGAAAGTTCAGAACTACCATATGAATATACGATATACACATATCCAGTAAGTCAATCTTGGGATGTAGGTATTGGTAATTATAATTCAACTCCACCTATCACAAACGATGTTAGTTGGACATACCGTATAAATAAAGGTGGTACACAAACCGCATGGTCAGCTTCAGGTGGTACTTATTATACATCTTCAGTTGCATCTCAATCATTTGCGTTTGCTGAACCAGATATTCGTATAGATGTTACCAATATTGTTAAACAATGGTTAAGTGGTTCAATACCAAATAATGGTTTTATAATTAAACGTAGTGATGCAGATGAAGCTAGCGCAGATATTTTAGGTAGTTTAAAATTCTTCTCTACTGATACTAATACAATTTATATTCCTAAATTAGAAGCGGTTTGGGATGATTCAACGTTTAATACAGGTTCGTTAACAGAAATTAACGATGATAACATGGTAATCTATTTTAAGAATCTACAAGCTTATTATAGAGAAGCTTCTAATGTTAAATTAAGAATAGGAGTAAGGCCGGCGTATCCTGCATTAACTTATTCGACATCATCTAACTATCTAATTAATTATCACTTACCATCGAGTTCATATTACAGTGTAAAAGATACCGTAACTGAAGAAACGATAATACCGTTCGATACTAATTAAACTAAAGTTAGTTGTGATAGTAACGGTAGTTATATTAATTTAAAGTTAAATACATTCTTACCAGAACGTTTTTATAGAATTATAATTAAAACGGTACAAGATGATGGCGATAGAACTTTAATACATGATAATGGTTATTATTTTAAAGTAGTTAGATAATGAGTAACACGCAAAATATAGAAACAAACAACGAGAATAACGCCGACGTATCTCGTGAACAAGCTTTACAAATTCTTCGTAATTTGTATGGATATGCAGAACTGCCTTCAGAAAAACAAGCCAATGATTTATATTGGAATACAGTTTTAAAACAAGCCAATATAACACCGGCACAATATGAAGAATTCAAATCTAAATACGTAAAAAGAAATTCGGTTGGTATAATCGAAGCTATTTCTGCAAGCGCCGCGAATAATTTATATGTACCTTTAGCTCGTATAGCAGTATCGGATACAAGTTCATATTATCAAGTATTAGATACGGACTTTACTTATTTTACAGATATAATAGTTACTGATGACTTAGCATTACCACAAAATGGTACATTTTTTATTAGACCTAATCAAGCAGATGCTCATATACAATATGGTAGTCAATATGTAGTATATTTTGTCAATGATAATAAAATATACAGAATGCCAAACTATAAAACATTAGAAGTAGAATTGGTAGAACGTAAATTAACATATGATTCTATACAAATTTTAGAAAATCCATATGTAGACGCTATATTTAACAAGTTTAAATTTACCGATTGGCCAGACAGAACTAACGCGTGGAGAACACCGTTCCCATCTATTGCTGTTTATAGACCATTCCCACCATCCGTTTATTTATTACAAACATCGCATGATATAGTATATGAAGGACAACAAGTATTAGTGCGTTTAATAACACAACGTGTACCGCCTGGTAGAAAATTCAAATATTCAATTGAAGGTGTAAATGTATCTGATATAGATGTTCCGTTAAACGGCATATTAGAAACAGCCGGTAATGAATCAGTTGCTGGAGTAATATTACGTATCAATACACGTCGCGATAAAACAAGTGATGGTAATAAAACTTTAATATTTAATGTTGATATACCATACGACCAAACCTACGGCGGAGGTCAACGTTTAGAAGCAGCTATCGACATTTTAGAACGTTCTGTAACCCCACAATATTTAATTGGTCCTGCTACCATAACAAGACAAACAGCTACGCCAGCAGTTTCATTACGTTCGCGTAATGGACAATGTAGCTTTGTTTATCAATCCGACGGCAACTTAGTTATATACGATTCACAAGGTAATGCTGTTAGAGCATATGGCTATGGTTCTCAATATTTTCAATTACAAAATGATGGTAATTGGGTAGTTTTTAATGCAAATGGTACAATTAATTTTGCGATTGAAACTGCAACTAACGGTCCTACATATTTTATAATGCAAAATGATGGTAACCTAGTACTTTATCGTATGTTCGATGATTTACCAATTTGGTCAGCATTAGGTGGCGGGTTAAACGATAATCATAATCCGTTGAAAACGGCAAATGTATCAATACTAAAAGCATATGCAAATTTATTACGTGATTATGCTACATCAACTTCTGCTAATCAACAAACCGCGTTAAATAATGTACAAAATGGATTTAATTTATTACCACAAGCCACTAAAGATGCATTAGCTAGAAATGCAGGTGGAAACAAATTAGCATTTATAAACCCAACAACAGCTGGATTTACTAAAATACAAGCAGCTGCAAATAGCAATAACATCAACTTATTCGTAGGTGGTAATGAAGCTAAAATTGCAGCGTTAACATATACAGGTAATCGTACATATCAACAATATAGAGATGCGTTAGTAACAGCTAGTACAGAAATTAACGTTGCTGATATTCCAACACCTCCAGGTAGATTTACAGTAGCAGATGGTCCAAATTTCAATATCAGAAGCGCAGGAACCACTCTGGTAGCAGAAGCTCCTCCAGGTGCAGGCTCAGCTAGTGGATTAGGAGCAGCTGCAGCGGGTGGCGTAGCAGGAGGCGCAGCAGGAACAGGTACTGGAACAGGTACGGGTACTGGAGTAGGTACTGGAACAGGAACATCAACACCACCACCAGCTAAACCAGCTGTACCAACTATTACTTTAGTATCGACTAATAGTACTACTAAAATACAAACGGTTAGAATAACACATCCTAATAACACAGCACAAATTAAAATAGCTGTAAGTGCAAATGGCGTTACTACACCAAATACAAATTATACAGCTGGTAACAATATTAACGTTAATCCAGGATTTAGAATACAGGCCCGTGCAATAGTGAATAACGTATCAAGTGATAATGCAGTACGTATAAATCAAAATACACCGCCACCTCAACCACCACCGCCAGGAGGTCAGGGAGGTAGTACTAATAGAAGTTCTGGCCCATTTTAAAACGGCATAGTATTCTACTATGCGATATTTATTATAAAGAGCTATAAATGTCTATAGATAGATTCAAAAATAAAGATTTAATTTTAGCTACTAATACAGCTACTATCGCACAAACATATGATTCGAAAGATGCGAATTTATTAGTAAAAACAACTAATAAGTTAACTGCATTACCAGATGATGCGTTTGTGGAGTTTCATGCATACACACAAGATGGTTTGTATGTTGGTGGTATAAATGATTTACGTACAAAAATACCTGTAATAGGTTCTGTAACTTCGGATATAACACCTACTGTACCATTTAATACACTTAATATTAAATTTGATATTTTACAAGCGTTTAGAGCTATAAACTTACAACGCGGTACTTATAAATTTTCAATAACATCTTATAAATCTTTAATCGGTACAAACGATACTAAGCCATTTTATATAGACATCGACGGTATATCGCCGGATAGAACAGAATTAAAATTAGTAGTACGTACGAATGCACAAATTTCAGCTACGGAATTAACTAATTTTAGAAACTATCAAATTGCAAAAACATCTAAACAGTCTACTGTAGATAATTTAGTAATAAACTTCGGTAGTGATAATGTTTATAAAGTTTTAAACGTTAAACGCGTAACGTTATCAACATTCGGTGACGGCTATTATATTAAATTATATGAACCACTACCAGCTTTTATTACAGATAAAGATACCGCATGGTTAGGTTTAGAAGTTAGTGACACATATGTAGATACAGTTACTATTATAGGTGAAGCTCCTAAACCGTCATTTATTAAATTACGTGGACCAAATTTTGATTTTGATGTAACCGGTTTTGAAAATACCGAAACTACATTAAAAAATTGGAATGACTTACTTGCGGCTAATACGGTTACTGCACAAACTGTTATTGATAGATTTTTTAGTGGTTCGATAACAGATACGGATTTACCTATAGATTATACAGCATTTGAAAATTTTGTATTTTATGGTTCCGCAGCGGAAAGATTAGCTAACTTTAAATATAAATTAGAACTATTAGAGTACTATGACGGACAAATTAGTTTAATTACTGGTAGTACTGCGTCTACAACTAGTTTTGCAGTGAATAATATCGATTTAAACCAAAAACGAAAAGATGCATTAATCGGGACGTTTGATGGCTTCGAACGTTGGTTATATTATGAATCAACATCGAGTTTATTTACACATGCATTATCTGGTAGTTTTATCGGTGCCGAAGGATATGCATTAACAACATATCCTAAGTATTTATATTCTGGTAGTTATCGTTTACATCACACTACAAGTTCAATTGCTACAACATGGTATAATGGATTTGCTTCAACTGCTAGTTTTTATGACGAACAAAACGGAAACGCATTAGTAAATCATATACCAGAATATATTCGTTTAGATGAACGTAATGATGAATTCATTACATTTGTTAATATGATTGCTCAACATTATGATACTTTATGGACATATGTTGATGCATTAACAAAAATACGAACTAGAGATGAACATCCTAAATTAGGTATTCCGAAACAATTAGTTTATTCACTTGCGCAACAATACGGAGTGAATTTAATTAATGGTAGACAAACATCTGATTTATGGCAATATAAATTAGGCGTAAATAGTTCTGGCTCATATCAATCAACCGGTAGTATATTTAGTAAATCTGAAGAAGATTTAGTTACAGACGTTTGGAGACGTATTGTATTAAACATGCCATACTTGTTGAAAACAAAAGGTACAAGTCGTTCTATTAAGGCTTTGTTAAATACATACGGCATTCCTCAAACGTTAGTTAGTATACGTGAATATGGAGGACCTGCATTAGAATCTAAAGAACAAGCATCTGTAGTAGAAGATAGATTTGCATATGCGTTAACGGTATCTGGTTCTAATGTAATGATGCCAAGAACATATGTATCAAGTTCAACCGGAAATACAAGGCCACCTGATACTATCGAATTTAGATTCCGACCTGCTATCACAAGTAGTATGAGTTTATTAG